TTGACAAATCTCTCAGAACGTGTTATAATAGTCCCTTACAATATGGAATAATATGAGTATGACTTCATTCTACACTTCAGTCGAGCGTTACGGCAATAATATCTTGCATCGTGGTTACGAAAACGGTAAACGTTTTTCATATCGCGTTCCTTATAAGCCAACTCTCTACTTACATACACCAAAATCTGGTGACGAGGGATATACTTCCCTTAAAGGTAATTTACCATTGAGTCCACAGCAGTTTGGCTCGATGCGTGAATCCAAAGAATTTACTGAAGAATACAAAGGTGTTCACGGTATGAAAATCTTTGGTAACACAAACTATACTGCTCAATTTATCCAAGAAAATTATCCCGACGATGTACGTTATGACATTAACCAAGTCAACATCGTCAGCTTCGACATCGAGGTCGATATCAGTGACGGGTATGCAAACACAGAATATGCTGACAAAGAAATCACATCTATTGCATACAAATCTTCAAAATCAAATATCTATTATTTGCTTGGTCGTAAAGACTTTGACAAGACTCAAACTATCACTGGTATTGACCCCGATAATATTATGTTTATCAAGTTCGACTCAGAGGTACAATTACTGAGACGCTTTGTTGAGATATGGGTATCTGATTATCCAGATGTTGTAACAGGTTGGAACGTCCAATACTTTGACATTCAGTATATCGTAACTCGTATTGCAAATCTATGTGGTGAAGAGTTATCAAAACGACTCAGCCCTTGGAATAATATTCGTAAATATTCGCGAGAAGTATTTGGTAAGGTACAATCATCTTACACAATCTCAGGTGTTGCTGTTATTGACTATATGGATGCATTCAAAAAGTTTGGTTACAAATACGGACCACAAGAATCTTACAGACTTGACCATATTGCAAATGTTGTACTTGGTGAAAAGAAACTTGACTATTCTGAATATGGTAACTTGACTGCTCTTTACGAACAGAACCCACAACTCTATCTCGACTATAACTTAAAAGATACACAGCTCATTGAAAGGCTCGAAGAGGAAACATCTCTACTTGCTCTTGTGATGACTGTTGCTTATGGTGGTGGAGTTAACTATAACGATGCATTTGGTACTGTTGGTATCTGGGAATCTATTATCTATCGTAAACTTATGAAAGATAAAATTGTTCCACCAATTAAAGAATCACCAGGTCAACGAGGTTCTGGTCTTGTAGGTGGTTATGTTAAAGACCCTAAACCTGCAATGTACCCTTGGGTAGTATCATTTGACTTGAACTCACTATATCCTCACTTGATGTTACAATACAATATGTCACCTGAAACTTATTCGCATGACGATCGTGAGTATACAACTCAAGACATGATACTAAAAGGTGAGTTTAAAAATACAAACAAAGATTTCTCAGTTGCAGCAAATGGTGCATGTTTCAGTAATAAAAAGATGGGCATCATTCCAGAGATTATTGATGAGTACTATAATAATCGTGCTCAAATCAAACGACAGATGCTTGCAGTTGAACAACAACTTGAAGTTGAAACTGACCCAACTGAAAAGAAAAAGTTAAAAACAGAAGCTAACCAATTACATAATTCTCAAATGTCCATAAAGATTTCTATGAACTCACTTTATGGTGCTACAGCAAACATATACTTCTTATACTATATTAATGATATGGCTGAAGCTATTACGACATCAGGTCAACTCTCTATTCGATATGCAGAAAAATCTGTAAACAATTATCTTAACAAAGTACTTAAAACAAAAGACAAAGACTATGTCATCTATATCGACACTGACTCGGTTTATGTTAACTTTGCAGACTTGATTGAAAAGGTCTATGGTACGACTGACATTGATCGCAAGACTGGAGAAGAGTTCCTTGATAAAGTATGCCAAACTAAAATCGAAGAGGTTATCGAAGAAGGTTACGAAACGCTTGCATCTGATATGGGTGCCTATCGTAATGCGATGGTAATGAAGCGTGAGAAAATTAATGACCGTGCAATCTTCATTGCTAAAAAGAGATACATTCTTAATACTCTCAACTCAGAAGGCGTACATTACGAAAAACCAAAAATCAGTGTAACAGGACTTGAAAGTGTTCGTTCATCTACTCCAGAGATATGTCGTGACAAGATGCGTGAAATTTTCAGCGTGATTCTAAACGAAGGCGAAGAACAAACACAAAAATTTATTGCAGACTTTAAACAGGAATTCTTTAAACTACCAGCACAGGTTGTTGCTCGTAACTCAGGTACTGATAACATCGAGAAGTATATGACCAAGGGCGGATACAAGAAAGGTTGTCCAATACATGTTCGTGGTTGCATATTATTTAACCATTATCTTAAAGAGAAAGGTCTCAGTAAACGATACGAGTCCGTGCAGTCTGGCGATAAGATTAAGTTCGTCTATCTCAAAGTACCAAACCCACTTCGTGAAAATGTAATATCATTTCCAAATGTTCTACCAACTGAACTTGGACTCGAGCAATATATAGATTACGAAACACAATTCAACAAGGTATTCCTTAGTCCCATAGAGCATATCATTGAAGCTCTTGGCTGGACTTCTGAAAAGACTGATAACCTTGATTTATTTTTTAGTTGACAAATACAAACAAACGTGTTATAATATGACACAATTATGGAGAACATTATGAAAGATGTACAAATAGTAAGACTATCAACCGGTGAAGAGGTTGTAGCAGAAGTCGTATATGATAAAGGCTTCTACACATTAACAGACGCAATTCTGTTAGTTCCTGCAGGAGAAGGTAAAATTGGAATGGTTCCATTTGTACCTTACGCAAAACGTGGACCAGTAACAATTGGTGAACAACACGTTATGTTTTTATTAGAACCTGCCGATGAGTTAAAACGACAAGTTATTGAAGCTACCACAGGTATTATGATGCCAGGTAACGACGGACTTAAATTAGTATAGGAGAAAACATGGTAAAAATATATGGTAAACCTTCTTGTGGTTATTGCGTAATGGCTGAATCACTATGTAAACAATTATCAGTACCATACCAATATTTGAGTATGGGTAAAGATTATACATCTGAAGAATTTTTTGAAACTTTCCCTAGTGCAAGAACCTTCCCACAAATTCAAATTGAAGGCGAAAACATTGGTGGATATACTGAATTAGAAAAGAGGCTAAAGCTAAACTCATGAAAATACAAATTTTAACAGCAGCAACATTATTTGCTATCGGTCTTACAGCACAAGCAGAAGAAAAGCTTGATAGTTATAAGGAAATCAGACAAGTATGGAAAACCTGTGCAGCATGTCATGGCCAACAAGGTCAAGGTGGCATCGGTCCAAAACTTGCAGGACAAAGTGCTGATGACATTATCAGTAAGCTTTTACAATATAAAGCTGGTGAAACAGTTGGACCACAATCTCCAATGATGTGGGGAACAGCTAAAGGTTTGACTGATGGACAAATTGGTACCATCGGTGTATACATTCAGCAAGGATTTCCAAATGAGTAAAAATTGGGTAGAAGATATCCATGTAATGCAAGGTAAATATCTTACAAGACAATGGGTAGAAAATAATCCAGAGAAACTACAAAAGTTTCTTGAGTTTCGTGTTGACTTTCTTAATGAAGAGTTAGAAGAAACTCGTAAAGCTGTATCTGAATATGATGCAGAAGAGATTGTAGATGGATTAATTGACCTATGTGTTGTAGCTATCGGTACGCTTGATGCATTTGGAGTTGACCCTTATAAAGCTTGGGACGAAGTACTCAAAGCAAATATGAACAAAGAAGTCGGTGAAAAACCATCTAGACCAAATCCACTTGGAGTACCCGACTTAATTAAACCAGACACATGGTATCCACCCTCACATGAAGGTAACCATGGAAAATTTTCAGACATTAAAGGAGAATAAGAATGAAAGAACTATTAGTAAATGCGCTAATCGCTAAGTATCAAGCATCTATTGCAGAACATACAGCGAATATCGCTATCTTTTTAGAAAATGGAGTTGGAGTAGCAGAACATCCTGGTACTATTGAAACTCTTGATACTGAAGTAGCTAAGTTAGCAGAAGCTGAAGATAAGCTTCAAACTGTAAAGCAATTCAGTGCACCAATTCCACCAAAGGTTGTATAAAATACAAATATTGGTTGACAAACACACATTAGTGTGTTATAATAATACTTTAAATTATGACAAAAGTGAGTAAAACTATGGCACGAGAATCAGTAAATGTATTGCAAGAATGCATTGACTTACAAGAAAAAAAATCTCGTGATTATCAGAATCCTAATTCGTCTGTTTCCCAAGCAGACTATTACCCCAATGGCATCACAACAATCCATGACATCATGCACGCTAAAATGCTCCGCATGAAATCAGTCATGGAAGCCATGCAATCTGATGATTACGAACCAAACTTTGAATCTCTTGAAGATTCAGCAAAAGACTTAATTAACTACTCGAGTTTCTTTGTAGCTTATGCTAGACAGATGATTCCTGGGCAAGACCCTCGAGCAGACGCATTCAACAGGAGAAATAGAGATGAGTAATATTATTATACCTTCAAGCGAAGAAGATAAAAAACGCATACGTGGAGCATTTGAAGAAATCAGTAATTCATTTGTACGAATTGAAGCAGAAAGAGCATTTCAAAAAGATGCTATTGATGCACTAGCTGACGATGTTGATATCCCAAAAGGAACACTTCGTAAAGCTGCAAGAGTATTTCACAAACAAAACATTAACTCAGTTGTAACTGAAGTTGAAGATATGGAAGCATTGCTGGAGAGTATTTAATGTTAACAGTTGGTAACATAAGACAACTAATCATTGATAAGTACCTTGACGAAGATTTTGTAATCGACAGAACAGGTGCTAAAACTATTGAAATCATTGGTGCAACATTTGTTGCTGACCAAGATTATGTTATTCGTAAACCTGCTTACGCTTACATCGAGCGTGAATTAGAGTGGTACAAATCTCAATCCCTTAATGTAAACGATATCCCAGGAGAAACTCCTCAGATATGGAAAGACATTGCATCAACAGAGGGCCAGATTAATTCTAATTACGGCTGGTGCATTTATTCTGAAGATAATGGTAACCAATATAAACATGTATTGCGTGAACTGAAGAGCAATCCAAATTCCCGTAGAGCCACTATGTTATACAATAGGCCTTCAATGCATTTGGATTACAATCGTGATGGTATGTCAGATTTTATGTGTACATATGCAAATACTTTTTATATTCGCGATGGTCAACTTGAATCTCATTACTTGATGCGTTCTAACGATGCAGTCTTTGGTTACAATAACGATGTTGCATGGGCAAAACATGTTCAACAAGAATTGGCGAATGACTTAAATGTTCAAGTCGGCAATATCTTTTGGACAGCATCCAACTTTCATGTTTACGAAAGACACTTTAATTTCATTGAGGAATTAATGAATGGCTGATAAATGGGATATTAGATTTCTAAGATTAGCAAAAGAAGTTTCAACTTGGAGCAAAGACCCATCTAAACAAATAGGTGCTGTCTATGTTGTTAATCGAAGAATTGTATCTACAGGTTATAATGGCTTTCCACGAGGTATCGACGACACAGAAGAGCGATACAATAACAGAGAGCTTAAGTATGAGTTAGTATCTCATGCAGAAATGAATGGCATATACAATGCTACGGCTCACGGTCAATCTCTTAATGGTGCAACTGCATATGTTTGGGGATTACCTATCTGCCACGAATGTGCAAAAGGTATCATTCAAGTTGGTTGTTTAAGAGCTGTTATGGCAACGGAAGATGTACCAGATAATTGGAAAAGCTCCTTTGCTAAAACATCTGACATGTTTAAAGAAGCTGGGATTGATTGGAAAATCATTGAAGCCAGCAAATTACTTTGAAAATTTTCATAAATAATTGTGTACATTCTAATAAAAACATGTTATAATATACAATTAAAAGGTAATATATTATGAGTAAAATTGAAAAGAACCTTGTGTTCCAAGTCCAAATAAAGCCCAATGGCGGTCGCTCAGAAGGTAAGAAAAAATTCCATTACGCCCAAGACTTATATGATTACTCTACTTTAAGAGCAAAGGCTTATGCTGAAAAGAATGGAGCAGAGTATTTTCGTTTAACAACTGACGAATGGTTGGGTGGACAATATTCACCTGCATATCATAAGCTTTATATTTACGAACTATTCGAGCAAGGGTACGATAAAATTATGTATTTGGATAGTGATGCTATTATTACTAAAATTTGTCCTAACTTATTTGAGAACGATGAATTTTCAGCAATGATGGATTACGGCTATAATACAGAAGCTGCTGCAGCAAAACAAAAAAGATTTAACGATCGCTTAGGAATACCAGATGAGCATATATACTTTTGCTCAGGTACAGTTTTATTTGATAGAAAATATTACGAAGCGACTAAAGACCACTGGAAAGCACAATTAGTTGTGCCTCAACCACAGCATGACCAATCACTATTTAATGTTTTAGTTGGTAACCACTATGGTGAATACACAAACATAAGTAATGAGTGGGGACACTGGGGCAAGAAAGGTAAATACATTCAGCATGTAACTACTGCTGGAGGTACTAAAACTTTCGATGAACAGAAATTTTTGGACTGGGAATCCAAACTATAGAATGGAGAATTATTGATGAAAATTTTAATTACTGGGTGTAATAAAGAGCAGTGTACCAAAGACTATTATCTTGGTAAAGAGCTCAAAATATTAAACTCACATTACAGTTTAATTCGTTGCCTTGAAGATATGGGCCATGAAATTGAACAACGAACAATTAGTATTGGAGAAGACCTTAGCGGATATGATAAAGTTATCATTTATCTTTCATCTGTTAAATCTTTTGCTCACCATGCTTTTGATGCATTATATGCACTAACTGCAAGACCTGATGCAATTCTTGCTAACGATGATTGGCAAGTACGTGAAGTATTTACCTCGTTTAAATTATACGAAGAAAATCTTATTAAGCATAAAGCTTCAGGTAAGCCATTCTATGATTATGGAACAAATACTTATCTTGCAAATCTATATAAAGGCGATACACCACTTGAAGATATGGGTAAACATATCGACACGTTTATTGAAGCATGTCAAATAGTAAATCGCAAAACTAGTAAACTGATTTTATGTACATTTGCAGGTGGTGAAAACGAGTTATTTAAGATTGACTACAAAGGTGAGATTATTAATTATAATCCAAACCCTTACAATCTCAATCGTAGACCTGAAAACAATTATGGTGAGGATGTTGGATTACTTGGATTCTTTGATGATGAGCCAATTATTCTACCACCCGATGAAAAGAAACATAGGTGGATATTCTCATCTATTGTACAAAGTAAAACTATGGGTTGGTTCAACAAACAGAAACCAACATGGGATGTATTAAACTTTGGCCCAAGACGAGAAACAAAACAAACTAAAGGCATTGAAACATATAGAGTGAAAGAGCCTGAGATGTGTAAGATTTATAATGAGAACTGGGGTTGCATGATGCCTGAATATTATCATGCAGGTTCTGGTTGGTGGCGTTCTCGTGTTCAACAAGTTGCTGATGTAGAGTCAGTGCTCGTATGTTCAGATGCAGAAGGTAAAATTTACGGGGAGGCATATGTTGGAAATACTATTGAAAGTGTTGAGAATATGTCTATTGAAGAATTAACAAAACTGGGTAAGGCTCAAAAAGAATGTCTTTATGATAACCACCCACTAGATAAGGCGACACAAAGAAGTGAGCTTTTAGGAGTAGTAGAATGAAACATGCAGGAATTATCCCATTAATTGGAGGGGAGATATTAGCATCTGATGAAGCTTACGGACAGAAGCCTGAGTATTTAATGACATACGGCGGATTTGAAGGTAACGAAAAGCATTTGCTGAATTATTATAAAGAACATGACCATGATGTTCCATATCACGTTATTGATGGTGATAATGTACCTAAGCGATATAAGAAAGTTGATGTGGTATCATCGGTATGTCCCTGTGCAGGATTAAGTAGTTATCATAATTCTTATGGTGAAGAAAATCCAAATAACCAATGGTTAGAAAAATCTACAAGATTCGTATTAAATGAAATTGGTCCTAAAGTATTATGGGGTGAAAACGCTCCTGCTCTTGCAACCAATGTCGGCGCATTTATGAAAAAGAAACTAATGGAGATTGGGCAAGAAGCTGGTTATAATATGACCATTTATACTACTAAAACATTATTGCACGGTAATCCTCAAGTTCGTAGACGCTCATTCTATTTCTTTTGGAAAAAAGATGTATTTAATAATAAGGTACCAACGTTTGAGTATTTTGATAAACCAATGCCAACCATTACTGACTTATTAATGGAATCAAAATCTAATTTCCAAACAGAAGCAATTAATAAGCGTATTCCATCACAAGACGACCCTTACTACAAATACTTATTAGAAGAACTTAAGGGCGGAATGACTCATAGTGATTTTGCAGCAGAATTAAGAGAAGACGAAACATTTACAAGAGCATCATTTAATATTGAAAGTGAAATCATACATCACTTTGGTAAAAACTATGCTGAAGTAGCTGAATACATGAAAGGCTTAGGACTTGATAGAGAAGCTGAAAAATGTATGAGACGATATGAAAAACTTAAAGCTGGAGGCGGTGTAATGTGGCGAGGAACAGTAGTTCCAGTTAGATACATCGGAGCTTTCGTAGTACATATGCCACATGTTCTCACGCATCCTGTTGAAGATAGATATATAAACATAAGGGAAGCAATGAACATCATGGGGCTTCCACAAGATTATGAACTACTTGACCCAGAAAAAAGCATCAATCATATCTGCCAAAATGTACCTTACAAGACTGCAAGGGATATGGCTCGTCAAGTTAAAAAAGCAATAGAGAAAAAATTACCGATGGAAGATGCTACATTCTTATACCAAGACAATTTGTCACAGCGTATTCGTGATAGCCATTCATCTATAGATATAACTGAGTTTATGACATGAAAAAACATTTAGTACTTGACTTTGAAACAATGGGGACTGAACCCACAACATGTGCAGTCGTTGATTGCTCTGTAATGATTTTTGATTGGGATAATTTTACAACCAATCCTTATACACCTGCAGACATTAACAAGACTCGACGCTTTAAACTTAATGTTGCAGAACAAGTCAAAGACTATGGATATAACATTGAAGAAGATGTTATTAAGTTTTGGCAAGAGCAATCTAAAGAAGTTCGTGATAAAGTTAAACCATCACAGCAAGACCTTACAGTAAAAGAGTTTGTATCCA